TCAACCTCTATTTCCCCGAGGACAGCCATAACGGCCCAGCCAGGCCCGTGTATCGGCCAGCCAGAGCAAGATCTTAAACAGTGAGCAGTAAACCGCGCGTGTCTAAGGCTGGGGCAATTAAACCCAGGCTACAAAATACACCCCTAAAAGGGATCACTAGGGGCGGCGAGTTAGCACAGCTAGCAGAGGATATTGGCCTGCCTTTATTACCGTGGCAGAGGTATGTCCTAGACGATATGCTCACGATAGATAAGAATAAGCAGTGGATCAGGCGTACCAATTTAGTGCTATGCGCGCGGCAAAATGGTAAATCTCATTTAGCGCGTATGAGGATCTTAGGCGGCCTATTCTTATTTAATGAGCGTAATCATATAGTGATTAGCTCTGCTAGAGCTATGGCCCTTACTACTTTTAGAGAGGTAGTAGATGCGATAGAAAACGCGCCAGTACTCAAAGCCCAGCTAAAACAGGTTAAATATACAAACGGTGCTGAGGCGATTATACTTAAATCTGGCGCTCGCCTAGATATTAAAGCAGCTACACGCGATAGCGCCCGTGGTGCTACAGCTGATTTTCTATTTATAGATGAGCTACGAGAGGTAGATGAGCTTGCCTACTCTGCAGCCCTGCCAGTTACCCGCGCCCGTCCTAACGCCCAGACCTTGCTAGCCTCAAACTCAGGTGATGCTTTTAGTACAGTGCTTAACGATTTACGCGAGAGATGCCTGAGCCACCCGCCCGCCTCTATGGGATATTACGAGTACTCAGCGCCACAGTTTGCAGCTTTGACCGATAAGAAAGCCTGGGCAATGGCTAATCCTGCGCTAGGTGTACTGATCACTGAGGCCTCAATAACAGAGGCTCTTACTACACAAAGTACTGAGCAATTCAGGACAGAGACACTCTGCCAGTGGATAGATAGCCTTCAAAGCCCCTGGCCTCACGGATCCGTTGAAGATGCCAGCGATATAACACTAAAAATGGCCCCTGGCGCTCTTACAGTTTTCGCCTTTGATGTTAGCCCTAGTAGGCGAGATGCAAGCCTAGTTATGGGCCAGATCCTACCCAGCGGTAAGATCGGCCTGGCAGTTTTAGAAACTTACAGCTCACAGGTAGCAGTAGATGAGCTTGCGATAGCTGCCAGTATTAAAAAATGGTGCGATCTTTACTACCCGCGTACCGTGTGTTATGACAAGTACACAACAGCCTCAATAGCCCAGCGCCTTACTATGTCTGGAGTACAAACCCGCGATGTATCGGGCCAGAGTTTTTATACGGCCTGCTCAGATTTTCACGATGCTTTAACTAATGATCGCCTACGCCACTCAGGGCAAGATGTTTTAGTGCAACAAATGAGCAACTGCGCTGCAAAAACTAACGATAGCAGCTGGCGTATCGTGCGTAGAAAATCGGCAGGGGCGGTAGATATTCCAATAGGCCTAGCTATGGTGATCCACGTACTAGCCCAGCCTGTAGGTGAGGCTAAGGTGTATAGTTAGACACGCCGATAACCTACGTAACTTTTTGTTATAAGTAAGGGAGTATAAGCCTATGGGTATAGTTAAAACTTTTGGAATTACAAAAAAGGGCGTACAGGCCCAACTAGCACCCGCCACGATGCAGCAAGGTTACGGCCAGGGAGTTTACAGCGGAATATATGGCGCTGGCGCAGGATCACCTACTTATATAGATCGTTATCTAGCTCTGCAAGTACCCACAGTTGCTAGATGCCGCAATTTAATCGCAGGCGTAATCTCTAGTATAGATTTAGAGTTATATAACAAAGCAACGGGTAAAGAATTAGAGAGCCCCGTGTGGCTAGATCAACCTGATATACGCCAGCCACGTAGCGTTACTATCTCGTACACTGTAGATAGTTTATTATTTTATGGCGTTGCATATTGGCGAGTTACAAGTTTATACGCCGATGACGGTAGGCCTAGTGGCTTTGAGTGGATAGCTAATGATCGCGTAACAGTAACGCTTACTAATGACGGCAGCGAAGTACAAAGTTATGCTATCCGTGGCGAAATTACCCCTATGTCTGGTATTGGATCTCTCGTAACCTTTCAATCTTTATTACCTGGCGTATTAAATACAGGCGCTCGTACAATTACAGCGGCCTTAGATTTAGAAAAGGCTGCAAGTGTCGCAGCTGCGACCCCTATGCCTACAGGATTTATTAAAAACTCTGGCGCTGATTTACCAGAGCAACAAATTACAGGATTACTAAACGCCTGGAAGGCCGCGCGGCAAAATCGCAGCACAGCATATTTAACTAGCACGCTAGATTATCAAACTACAGGATTTAGCCCTAAAGATATGGCCTATACAGAGGGTAGCCAATATTTAGCCACTCAGATTTCACGTTTAATGAACGTACCCGCTGCTATGGTAGAGGCTGAGTTATTTAGATCTAATACATATCAAAATATTTTAGATCAGCGTAAAGAGTTCGCAGCTTATACGTTAATGCCTTTTATTAGCGCGATAGAAAACCGTTTAAGTATGGACGATATTACGCGGCACGGTAACGTAGTTAAATTTGCAGTAGATGAGACTTTCCTACGCGCCGATACCTCAGCACGCCTTGATGCCTTAGAGAAAATGCTTAACTTAGGTTTAATAGATCTACCTACAGCTCAATCTATGGAACAGTTAAGCCCTATGGGCCTTAAAGAGGGGAGTACAAGTAATGATATTAACCTTTAGCGGCGTAGTACAGGCCGTTGATAGTGGAGAGCGCAGAATAATCGCGGGTAAGATCGCGCCATATAATGAGGTAGGTAATACCTCAGTAGGCCGCGTAGTTTTTGCTAAGGGATCTATTACAGCTGCTAACCCTGACAAGGTTAAGCTCTTAATGAGCCACGATAATACGAAACCTGTAGGCCGTATGAAATCTATCAACTCTGCAGAGGACGGGCTCTACGCAAGTTTTAAGGTAAGTGCAAGTACACGCGGTAACGATGCAATTTTATTAGCGCAAGAGCAGTTAATGGACGGCCTATCCGTTGGGGTTGAAGTAACAGCCTCAGAGCCTAAAGATAACTATCTCCTTGTGACAGCGGCGGTATTAGTAGAGGTATCGCTTGTGGAGAGCCCCGCCTTTACCTCTGCCTCAGTACAGAGTATTGCAGCACAGCTAGGCGATCCTATGATGAACGCTGCAACCTCACAAAGCACAAAAACTACAACAACAAGTACCACAATAAATAGCACTACAACAGAAACCGAAACCGAAACCGAAACAGAGAGCGAGGCAGCTGTGACTACAGCCCCTGATACAAACGCCCCAGATGCAGTAGCAGAGGCAACGCCAGCGCCTGCAACTGAGGCAGCACGTCCGATTATCCGTAATACAGTTACTGGCGGTGAGTTACGCTCACCTATTAAAACTCACGCTAACTATATGCAGCATATGATCGCTGCACGATTAGGCAGTGATGAGAGCGCAGACTATGTACGTGCAGCTGACGCACTAGCTCGCAAAATTACTGCAGCTGATAACTCTTTTACAACTAACCCAGCTTTTAACCCTATCTCTTATGTACCAGGCGTAATTGACGCTACGGTATTTCCTGACCGTCCTACTATTGACGCTCTAGGCGGTACTCAGCCTATAACTGATACTGGTATGACGATCTCACACCCTAAAATTACAACTGCAGGTACAGCCGCGATAGTTGCAGAGGGTGGGGCAACTGCCTCTACTCAGATCGTATCCTCATATGTAGATGCCACTGTAGTTAAAATCGCCTCAGAGCAGATTATGAGCGTAGAGCTTTTAGAACGCTCAGGCCCTGCTTTTTATAATGCGATGTTTAACAATATTACAAAGGCATACGCTCGCGCTTGTAACGCCGCTGCTATTGCAGAGATCGTATCAGGCGGTACTCAGGCCTCTACGCAAGCTGCCACTATTGCAGGTATTCAGGCCTATATCGCACAGGCTGGCCCAGCTGTGTACTCAGGATCTAAAGAGCTACCAGAAGTACTAATTGCTGGTGTGTCTGTATGGTCACTACTTATCGGCAGCTTAGATACAACTGGACGACCTCTATTTACTGCACTTAACCCATATAACGCCACTGGTAAATCATCATCACGCTCACTACGCGGTGATGTAATGGGGCTAGATCTTTGGGTAGATGCAGGTATGGTTGCTACTACTATTGACGATTGCGCCTTTATTGGTAACGCCTCAAGTATTGCGATGTATGAGTCTCCTAAATTGACTCTCACTACTAACGTAACAGGCACTGGCGAAATTAAAACGCTACTTTACGGCTATTTTGCAGTTAAAACTTTAATTGCTACTGGCCTGCAGCGTTATAACCTCACCTAAGCAAACCCTAATAGTGGGTAGGGCTTATTTAGCCCTTAGCCCTACCCACCTAGAGTATTAAGAAAGGCGTAAAGAGTATGGCCGCTACTTATGTAACAGCTGCAACGCTTAAGGCGAGCCTGGGCGTAGGTACTCTTTATGACTCTTATACCTGGATAGAGGACACCTGCCAGACAGCGCAAGATCTCATAAACGGCTTTTTATGGTTTGATAGTGCGCCCGTAGTAGGCACAGTTTTAGTAAATAACGTAGCGACCCTTACTCTTGCTACCCCTGGGCTATTTAACGTGGGTGAGGTAGTAACTATCGCAAACTGTGGCGCTACTTTTAATGGTGATGTTACAGTTACTAGCCTTGCAGCCCCTGGCTATGCCTTTAACTTACCTACGGGCTACCCTTCAGGTTATAGCTATATACAGTTTGCTAAGGTCGCAGCTGATCAGACTTTTAGGCGCGTAGTACCTTATGGCAGCGCCACAGGCGTAGATACTAAGGCTACTGCCTACGCTGCAACTCCAGCAATAAACGCGGCAGCTTTGATCCTGGCTGAGAATATCTGGACGTCACGTTTTAGTACTCAAAACGGGGCTACAGCTGTGGACGGCTACTCTTACTCGCCTTTCAAAATGAGTAATACGCTAATGGCCTCTATTAGAGGGTTATTAGCAAACTACCTAGCCCCTGGATCTATGGTTGGTTAGATGAGCGCCCCGATTACTACCCTACGCGCTGCTATAGCTAGCGCCCTTACTAATACTGGCGTATGGAATACTTTTAGTTTTCCACCTGCCACAGTTTTAGCCAATAGCGTCATAGTGGCCCCTGCCGATCCATATATAACCCCTAGCAATAATACCCAGGTAAACGTATCGCCTCTGGCTACTTTCAAGATTATTATGACTATCCCTATGTTTGATAATGAGGGCAATTTAGGCGGCATTGAAACTACGATAGCGGCAGTAGTTAATAAGCTGGCTGCTAGCTCAATCGTATTTAATATAGGGCCAGTGAGCGCCCCTAGTGTTTTAAGCGTGGCTAGCGGTGATCTATTAACAAGTGATATTACAATAAGTGTCCTAACGAGTTGGAGTTAAAAAATGCCCGAAACAGACGCAGACAAATTAGCCTGGCTTATTAAAGTAGGCCAGGTTAAAGATACCAAAGATGCAACACCTACACCTACACCTATGCCGACAGAAAGCGAAACAAAATAATGTCAATCTATCTAAATAATAATGTCGGTATAAAAATCGGCACAGTAGATATTAGCTCTTTAGTATCTGGCGTAACACTTACCCAGACCTTCGACGAACTCGAAGTTACGAGTATGGGAGATTTTTCCCATAAGTTTGTAAAAGGGCTAGAAAGCGCGCAGCTGAGTTTAGAGTTTTTCAATGACTGGGGCGCTGCCTCAGTTATGGATACGTTGCGTACTGCCTACGGTACTACTGTGGCCGTATCTATGATCACAGTTAAAGGCACAGCAGTTGGCGCAACTAACCCGTCCTACCAATTCTCTATCCTGGTTAATAACTTAACGCCAGTAGGCTCAGGCGGCGTAGGCGATGAGGCTAAATCCTCACTTACCTTTACTGTCAATACTACCGTTACAGTCTCAAGCTCTGTAGCGTTTTAACTAACTAAACAAAGGGGCTAAAAAAATGGCAAGATTAAAAGTAACAAGATCAGACGGGGCAGTAACTGAGTACCAGATAACACCCCGTATTGAGTACGCTTTTGAGTTGCATTATAAAAAAGGCTTTCACAAGGCTTTCAGAGATGATGAAATGCAGAGTATGGTGTACTGGCTAACCTGGGAGTGCATACGCATAAGCGGTGAGACAGTACCCGTATTTGGCATTGAGTTTATAGAAACTTTGGCGCGAGTTGATGTATTAGAGGACGATCTCCCTTTAGCCTAGTGGGGCGCGGTAGCTTTAGTTATCTGATCGCTCAGTTAGCTATAGAAACAGGTATTGCGCCTCAATACCTCTTAGATTTAGATCGTGCTATGTTAGATAATATGCTTAAGGTATTTAGCGATAGAGCAAGGGAGTTAAAAAATGACGGTAGAGCTA